TATTGAGACAGAAAATACTGCTCAAACTGATTATAAATCAGCATTATCATACATACATTGTAGAGAAGTGTTGGTAGAATTAGAAAGAGATTTAAGTGCTATGTTATTAGATTTCCAATGGAAATATAACACAACTCAAACAAGAGCAGAGATAAAACAAAGAGCTGACTCTATTTGTAGTTCATATGTAAGTAAAAATGGTTTATATAATTACTTTAATAAATGTGACCAAGAAAACAATACTCAGATTATAATAGATAACCAAATTGGAGTATTAGATACTTATGTTGAAATAATTAAGGGTATGGGAATAATTGTAAATAATATTACAATACTTAAAACAGGTGCAATTTCATCTGGTGGTTTTCAATAATATATCTAAAAATAAAAAATCCGTTCCAAAAAGAACGGATTTTTTTATTAAACATATTTAGGAGTTTTTAATATATATGTAAAATTGGAATGTTATGAACTTAGAAATTTTTAAAAAAAATGATCCTTCTGGAAGTATGTTTAAAGAAAAGTTTTTGTTAAAAACATATCCTCAAGAGTACAATTATATTATTGAATATTCAATAACTAATAATATACAAGATTTACCTTTTAAAGAAAAAGTGTTTTTAACATTAAATAATTTTAATGAAGTTCCAAAATGCAAAAATAATAATTGTTATAATAAGGTAAAATATAAAAATTCAACAATTGGTTATTTAAGCTATTGTTCTAATAAATGTATTAGCTCTGATGAAAATATTAAGAAGAATAAACAAGAAAAATCGGTTTTTAAATATGGAACTAAAACCCCTTCTGAATCTTTAGAAATAAAACAAAAAATTATTAAAACAAATTTAGAAAAATATGGGTTTAATTCCCCTATGTGTTTAGAATCAATTCAAGAAAAATCTAAAAAAACTCTATTACAAAATTGGGGAGTTGATAATCCAAACAAATCAGAACCCTTAATGAAAAAACGAATTGAAAGTTTTAAATTAAGTGATTTTAAAGAAAATTTTAAAAAATCATCATTAGAAAAATATGGAGTAGAACATCATTGGATGATTAAAGAAATACACGATAAGTCAATTGATGTTTTTTATTCAGATTATAAATCAAGAATAATAGAAAAAATTGATGAAAATAATTATACATTTAATGGTTTTAATAAAAATATAACCACATATTTAAAATTTTTTTGTAAAAAATGTAATAATAATTTTGAAATACTAAAATATCAGTTCTATTATAGAACTACCAATAACATAAGTATATGTACTAACTGTTTTCCAATATCAGAAAGCTCTAGTATAAAGCAAATTGACATTTATAATTTCATTAAAGAAAATTATAATGGAGAAATAATTACTAATACTAAAGAATATATTAATCCATATGAAATTGATATTTATTTACCTGAATTAAAATTAGGATTTGAATTTAATGGTTTATATTGGCATAGTGAAAAATTCAAAAAAGAGGAATATCATTTAATAAAAAAGAAAAAAGCAGAAGAAAATAATATTAATTTATTTACTATATGGGAAGATGATTGGGTTATTAAAAAAGAAATTTGCAAATCATATATTTTAAATAAATTAAATTTAACAAATAAAATAGGTGCACGTAAATGTATAATTAAAGAAGTTGATTATACAACTTCTAAAAATTTTTTAGATAGAAACCATTTTCAAGGAGATTGTAAATCATCAATAAGAATTGGATTATATTATAATAATATATTAGTTAATTTAATGACATTTTCTAAATTAAGATTACCATTAGGTGGAAAAAATCAAGAAAATGTTTATGAATTAACTAGATATTGTAATGTATTGAATACGAATGTAATTGGCGGAGCTTCTAAATTATTAAAATATTTTATAGACAATTGGAATCCTATAAGAATAGAAACTTATTCAGATAATTTAATTTCTGATGGAAATATGTATAAAAAATTAGGATTTACTTATTTACATACTTCTAAACCTGGGTATTGGTATGTAATTGATAAGAAAAGAGAGCATCGATTTAACTGGAGAAAATCTAAATTAGTTAAAATGGGTTATGATGTAAATAAAACTGAGGAAGAAATCATGTTAGAATTAGGATATTATAGAGTATATAATGGAGGTAATAAAAAATGGATTTTTTTATTATAATTTTTTTTATTATTTTTATGTTAAAAAAATATTTTTATGAAAAAAGTATATCTACAATTTTGGGAATTATCTGAATTAAATCAAGAAGTTATAAATGATGGTGTATCATTACATCTTACCATTGAAGATTGTAAGAATTATATAAATAATTTTTACAAAAAAAGAATAGGAAAAAAAGTTCCAAAAAAATATTCAAGAATTGTAGGTGATCCTATTATAGTTGAAATAACTGAAAATCTTTTTAATTTAGTTGAAAAGAATTTAAATGTTAAAATAAAAAGTTATAATTATAATAATCTTCTTAAATTAGAAGATATAATTATAGTTTAAATTTAGATAAAAATTTATCGGTTATTATAATAAATTCAAAACCTTTTTTCTCACAAAATTCGATCATAAATTTCCATTTACTTAAATTTTTATTCCACATTTTTAGGGAATATTCAAAATTTTTTAATTGTTTAACTGTAGCATTTTCCTTTAATATAGGTGCTACAGTTTCACTATGTGGTTTAACTTCTGCAATAATTTTTGCAATACTACCATCAGCTTTTTTCATTTCATAATAAAAATCAGGATAGTAACTATGTTTGGAACTAACCAAACCTTGTGTTCCATTATCCCAATCAGTTTTAACATATTCTACTTTAAAGTTTTCTGCAGACCATCTAATAACTTTTTCACTATAATCAAAAAATATCATAGCTTTTTTTTCTAATCCTGAACGATAATATAAACCTCCTTGATTATTTAGTTTTAAAACTTTATCTTTATTTTTTGGGATATATAATCCTTGATGATAATTACTATTATTAGGTTTTGTGTTAAGCATATTAAAATAAATTTTTTAATATATATTAAATGTCGGAGTTGTTAGAAAGAGTTAAATTATCAAATTTAGTTTATGGTAAAGATATACCAGATGTTTTTAAACAAAATTCTATATTTTTCTATGAAAAATATAGAAAATCAGATAAAGAGGTTTTAAATGTAAGTCCAGGTAATATGAAATTGGGATATTTTTATCATCTTCATTATAAAGATGATTCTAATTGGATTAAATATTCACCTATATTTACAATTGATTTTAAAAAGTTTGATAACTTAATTATAATATATGGTATTAATTTTAATTTTATTCCAATTGAGATACGAGTATCTATTTTTGATAAATTTTTTATAGAACAAAATTTTGAAAAAAATGTAGGACTAGTAGTTGATTATGAAGGTTGTTATAAAGAATTATTAAAATATGGTTATGAATGGGCTATTGTTGAATATAATATGGCTCAAATAGTTTTAGTTCATCAAATTAATATGAATTTAGTTCCAAGATTTTTATATTCAGGACACCCTGTAAATAAATATGATCCTAAAAAATTATATGAAATTTGGAGAACTAAATTAGAAACTCGTGAGAAAAGACATTCGGAATTATCTAAATTAATAGTTAAAGATATGTTTGATATATCTTCTGATATTAATAAAAATTTTCTTGAATTAAAAGACCATATTAATAGAATACAAAAAAGTTATAGTAAATATGGAAAATAAAAATACTACTATGAAATTTAAAGAATTTATTTTTGAAGCTTCTAAAACAGATATTAAAACTCTTAAAAAAAATATGCCTGTTGAAAAAGTAAAGCACTCAAAAAGAGTTGCTAACTTAGTTAGATTAATATCTAAATCTCAAGATGTTTATAATGCAGCTTTATATCATGATTTTTTAGAGAGAGGTGGTAATATTTATAAATTAAAAAATATAATTACTCCATATTCAATTCAATTAGTTGAATTTTTATCATATAATGATAATGATAATAAAATATCAAAAAATAAAACATTAGATACTTTAAAAGATAGGTTTAAAAAAATAGACATTAACACAAAAAACGATATTATAGAAATAAAAATATGTGATCGTATAGATAATTTATTAAGAAAAAAATATTTAAATAAATTGAATGATAAATATTTATTAAAAAGTCAAGAATTATTTGATTTTTTAATATCATCTTATGACGGTAATAAAAAAAAATTATTAAACTTCACACAGCCTTATATCTCTAAAATATTAGAAAAGGCATAATATTTAATATATATTTAATAAAAAAAATATATATTTATGCCAGGATCATATAATCCATTAAATAGTAATACAAATCCAAATATAATACCTTCTGCCGTTGAAAATAAAGGTATATTTAACCGTCTTCTTAGATCCCTTTCTGGTTTGGGATTAAAATATGAGGATATGATACTTAGAAATTCTATCGGTGTCGGAATGAATGAAGATCCCCTTGCTCAAAGGGCAGATTCTATGTATGCTTTCTTTTCTCAAAGAGCAGTTGCTCAAGTTTTAAACAAAAAATCAATTCCTTATTTAGATAAAGCTTATTCAGATAAAAGGAGAATATTAAGAGAATATTCTATTAAAGATGAAATCCGTGATTTTGTATCTGTATTAGCGGATGAAATTATTGTTTATGATGAAGATAAAGATTTCTGCT